CCACTTTCTCTCACTGGGAACTATTTCAGAGTTCACAGTAATAAGTGCCTCCGGTCTGTATTTCACTTTAATTTCATTGTCTTGCAGCGTAATGCTGTGAATAAACGTCTTAAAGAATTCACGAACTTTACCCGGGTTATTGGTGGTTTTGATGATATCAACCAGCAATTCGCTCAATTCGGTAAGGTCAGTTTCGGAAATTTCCAACTGTGGTGGTTTTTCCGTTTCGGCCACGGCTAATTCAGTATTTAATTTCCTAATCGTTTCGTTGTTAGAACGTAAACGCGGTGCAAGGTCTTGCACGTTGTAAATGCCTGTATCGTCTTCCAGTAGTTCATATAAGCGCGAATTCTTGCGCTCATACTCTTTAATTTGCTGAACGATTTCGTTGCATCTGTCTCGCTTTTTTTGCGCCCAAGAGCCGCACAGGTCGTTAAGCTGCAATAGCAAATCTTTCAAATTTCGCTCTGTAAGCACTTCTGCGCAGATAACATCCGTCATCCAAGGGTCGAATATGGCTGAATTAATTCTACGGTCTTCACAGCCCAAACCAGCCTGTTTAGTGCTGCAGTTGTAATAGTAGTAAGTCTTCGTTGCGCCTTTTGCCTTTTCTATCTTCATAGACTTACCGCATTTGCCGCATTTCAATAGGCCAGTAAAGAAACGAGTGCTTTTGGGTGAACCGCCCTCTTGCACCGCTTTTTGGGTTTGGCTATCCATTGTTTTTTGCACAGCGTCGTACAGTTCGAAAGCAACAATCGGTTCGTGGCTATCTACCACTATCCATTCAGAACGAGGCAGTGAACCATCGCGGCCTTTTTTACCGAAAGCGATACGGCCAACCACACGTTCGTTGCGCAGCAAGCCAAGAATTGAAGTCTTATTCCACTTCTTACCACGATTAAGACGCCCTTCAGCGTTAAGTAGCTCAGCTATTTGTTTTCCACCATAGCCAGAAAGCTTTAATTCGAATATTCGGTTAACAGTGCCAACTTCCATCGGGTTGGGAACTAACCTGGTCTTATTTTTCTCTCCCAGTACTTTTTCAACTTGGTATCCAAATGTCAGATAGCCACCATTGAAATAGCCCTTTTGGGCATTTGCGATCATAGAGCGCTTAGTGTCTTGTGAAACTTGGCGAGAATAGTACTCGTCGAATAGCTCTAAAATCCCCTCGTAAATAAAGCCAGAATCGCCTTTGTCGATGTTTTGGGATACATAGCTTATCTTGGTACTGCTATTCGCTAATCGTCGCTTATTTAGCTTTGCTTCAAGCGCATTCCTGGCAAAGCGTGAAGTACTCCAACAGATAAAATAATCAACGTCGAAGTTTTCACAGTATGAAATGGCTTGTTGGAATGCAGGACGGTTGTCAGTGGCGCCAGAGATACCTTCGTCTGTGAATACTTTCTTCACATCGGCCTCGAGCGATTTTGCGTGGGCTAGGCATTTGTCTATTTGGCTTTGAACAGGAAGTTCCTTTTCGGCTTGTTTCGCAGTGGAAACACGCGCATATATTACACAAGTGGTCATTGTTAGTTCCTAAAATCACTATCTAAGGGGTACTTCCCCCAATTCGTACTTTTTTGCTATTCGTCTTATTGTATCAGGAGAACGAGACATTCCATGTTTTTCTAGTTCTTTGGTTATCTCGGTGCAGGACATGTTGCTTTCAATGAAGCATTTGATGATTTGTACGCATTGAAACTCTTGGTACTTCTTAATGGAAGGTACATAAATTTTATCTTGCTTCCACTGGTTTTCGGGGCAGCTGGCGACACGCCATATTTTTATAAACATATCAGGGCCGGCGATTTGTAATATTTCTCGCCAAAACTTAGGTAAGTTCAGCTTATTCAGTTCGGCCATTTTCAGCGACTTTATCTCTGCTGCGCTTTCACTCATGATTTTTGCCTTATAACGAAGTTTAAAATCAGTGCAGATATGCTGGTACCCACCCTACCCTATCTGAGAAAGCCCTTATACTTGCCGAGCCCCCACCCCTTCTAATGATAATGCATGATGCTGGTAGATTGCAGGATATTCGTACAGTAAGTATGTGTTTAAGTTGTATTTCTATTTTTTATTGCGCTTTTTATTAAATGAGTGTGGCTACAGGCTGTGTTCTATCGTGTGGGTTCGGTTATGTATTGCGTATTTTGTATATAAAGCGCAGTAAGAGTTCCCGCGAACCAAAGTGCTATTGTCCGTTTAAAAAGAGAGTTTCAAGGGTTGCTGCGCACACCCTCAAACATTCATTATCTATTAGTTGGTGGTACAGACTATATAATTTCCACGCACCAGAAAAGAACCAAAGGCGTGTCTGTGTAAAGCTTTCTGGTAAATTTTAGGTTCTGGTGAGAGAGGGGTTTGCTTTAGCGCTGGGGTAATTGGCCCAGCGCTATAGTGATAGTGAGAGGTTATTTCTTCAGGGCGTTAAGAAGTGGCGTTACTGCAGTAGTAATCTTTCCTAGTGGATTACCCTTATCGACTTGCTTGGTTAGCTTACGTAATGCGAGTTGAGTATATATCTCTGTGGTCTTGGGGTCGCTGTGGCCTAGCAGTGTTTGCCTGGTAATAATGTCTAAGTCTTCCTCTGCGTATTCGGTACCAGTAAGGTGTCGTAGTGCATGAGGGTGAGCCTGATTGGTAGGAACGCCAGCTGCAATGCCTCGTTTATGAATCATTTTCTGAATAGTGCGCGGTGATATTCTTCTGTTTTCACCGTAATAATCCCAGGGCTTAACTCTACGGTTATTAGTGCTGATGAATAACACCTGATCACCATTGGGTAGTGTGCGGTCGATATGGCGTAAATCAGGATGGCCGATATAAACACGCAGGAATAGTTGCACTTCCATAGGCAAAGGAACCTGCCGTTCTTTCTTCCCCTTCTCAACAACGCGAATAGCTAAACGTTCAACACCGTCGTGCTCATAAGAAACAATGTTAGAGAGGTTTAGCGACACAATACCAGCCAAACGCAAACCACAGCCACCCATTAGCGCAATAATCGCAGCGTCTCGTATACCAATAAATGTTTCCAGGTCACAGCTTTGTAGCAGCTGCTCGAAAGAACGCAGGCCCATAGCAACGGGGATTTTTTGCGAAGATGCTGGGTAAGGTAATGAGGCGGTAAAATTGACGTGTGTATGGCCTTTATTAAATAGGTATTCATAAAATCCACGCAATGCAGCCACTGCAGTTCGCCGGCTTTGCGGTACCAGCTTCATTTGATGCAGGAATAACCCAGTAAACTGTTCAAGCTGCAGCTGTTTGGGTTCGTAAGGGTCTACTAGCGACTTTTCGCAAAATGCGAGATAGAGCGTTAGATAATAGCGGTACTTCTTAATAGTTTCGGCTGAACGGCCTTCATTCAGCTGTTTAAACTGCAACCACTCATTCACCAATATCTGCATTTTAAAGGATCCCCAGGGGCATATTTTCACGGACATTTGGACATTTAACCCTTTTTAGCGATGCAGGCCGCGCAGAACAAGGGCAAAGCACTGTCCAAAACTGTCCAAAATTTACGGACATGCTCTTTTTTTTCGGACAGTTCCGACCAGTGACGATTTTAAAACTGGACATCTCCCTTTTATCTATATTTCTTTATCTTATTAATTCTTAAAGAAAAATAATAATAATAAGAGAAACAATGAAACGCAGAAAAAAACAAAACTGACAGAAAACGACTGAAAACGGACAGAAAAACCAACAAAACTGACAACAATAAAAAGCGCAATAAAAAATAAGGCATAAAAAACATAAACATAGGCGATAAAAGAAGGATAAATGCTTCAAATGTCCAATGTCCAATAGTTGCGCCCCCGTATAAAATGTAAATAATGCGCGTCAGCAGCCTGTTTGGCTGTTTCAATTCGTAGGGTTCGGTTTGGCAGTGAGGTATACATGATTTGCCTGCCACCGTCGTTTGACGGTAAGCAATTAAGAGCTTTACGCAGGGAAGCTGGGCTTACTCAACAACAGATAGCAGAAAAGCTGTGCATTAGCAGGGAAACGGTTGTAGCTATTGAAAATAACAAGCCGTCGGCAATAGAGGGGTTGAAACTTAAAACTATTCAAATGTGGTGCTGCGCCTGCAGGCCCAGCGTGAGATATAGAACGTTGGATAGTTTTACCCATTACTTACTTAACTTAGTCAGCAAAAAAGAATATGAATAGCCTGGCTTATAGCTAAATGTTTAGTAATGTGAATTTGAATTAACAGATCGTACTACTTTAGGCTGATAGTATTGAATTGTTTACAGCGCAGTACTAAAGGAATAAACATGCAGCAAAACACCTTTCTTTTATCCAGCCTTTTATCCTCTATCAAATCTATGCTTATCAACATGGAAGAAACCGGCACAGACCACACAGCAGCATTGCACTGCCTTATTGAGCAGTGCGAACGGTTGATTTGCACTCACATTACGACCGATTGATTAACAGACCAATTACCATTGGTGTCGCCAGTTACAGTACAACCAAATTTAGTTCTGACGTGGCCCCCAAACATATTTTCAGCTGTAACAAATCCCAAAACTTGATAGGTATTTTGTCTCAGTTTTCCATCTGAACGAACGCTAGTATGTTTTGCAGTAGTATTTCGATGGTCAAAATCAGCTGATGAAGGGTTACTTAATTTATTTTCTATTGCGGTCATGCAAACGGCAATAGCCATACTTTTTGTTGGCTGATTTGTCTCATTTTTTTTGCTGCATGATATTAATAGTATAGAAAATGTCACGATGATGAGTGCTTTCAAAGCAAAGTCCTTTTATGGTTTAAAGCACTAAACTATGTGTTAAAAATAAAAAGCGCAATAAAAAAGCCCACTTTAATTTGTGGGCTTTCGTTTGTTTAACGTTCGGCTTTTACCAGTATTTCTATTTTTTCGGTGGCTGGTTTTAGCAGCTGCACCATCTGAAACGCCTGTAAGTGCTCTACTGGCCCATCATCCATGTTTTCAAATAAGCTTTGAAGGCCTTTTAAATATTCGCTAAGTTCGTAGGCGGTTTGATATCGGCTTTGATTTCTCATGCTACACCCCTAGTTCTAGCTGCTGACCTAGTAGCTCGGTGTTTGGCATGGGTTCACCCAGCTGGTTGCAGATGTTACGCAACGTAGTGATATAGGCACTTTTGGCAAACTGGTCGCGACAATTCACCAGTTCCTGAATGAGTTTGATTTTTTGGTTGCGCAGCGCAATAAGGTCTTTGGCTGGTAATGTGCCGAAATACCCCTGTTTACGAATAGAGGGTAATACTTCCTCGCACACCCACTGCGTAAATTTAACGGCTTCGGGTTTGTTAGAGCGAAATGCGATCATGTAAAGCGCTGGTTCGTTAATGAAAAAGGTCTCTTTTACACCAAAGCTAGTACGGAGATTGCGTACCACTTGCCACGTTTCTGGCAATTTTTGCAGGCTTTTTGTCCCTCTCCATGCAATTTCGAGGGCTTCAAATACCTCTTTTGCGACAAAAAATGCATCACCATTTTCATCGATGGCGGTATTTATTTCGGTATTGGAATACGAGAATGGGTTGTTGTTTGCCTTTAATTCGGCATTGAGAAATGTCGTCATTACTGACTCCTATTGTTTTTTAGTAAGTGTTGCCACCATTGGGTGGCGGGTCTCAACTAGAGCAACAATAGTAGCTCCGGGCCTATTTCCCCTAAGGGTGTTTTATTACGCCTCTCAACCCGCCATAGATAGATTTATGGCGTGCGACTGCTTTACAGGCACAAAAAAACCGCAAAGGCTAACGGGTGCGGATAACCGCTATTGTTTTCTAGTGCCTGTAAAACTACACCTGAATTATTCGGGTGTCAAATAACCTATTCCTCTTGTTGTTCTAATTCGCTTAATGCGTATTCGGCAACGCAATGGCAACCCGAACATGACATTATAATCATTGGTTCACCATTAGGTTTTTTGCCAGCTTCAATATAGGTGTCGTCAGAGTCACAATATTCACAGACAACTTTCAACGATGTGATTATGTAGCTTGGTAAGTTTTTAGCCATGTTTCACCTCACGCTTTACGATAAATGCACCTGCATTGAATTATTCGAACCCTTAAGGGTGCGAAGTTTCCGTTCCCGCCCCTACTTTTGGTGTTTCGTGGCGGGTTTAGAACCCTTTAAAGGGTTCTTATTGAGCAACTGCCCCCTCCTGTGAGGGCATCTGTTGGTTAATAGTACAATCTCATACATCAAGTGCACCTTGTTTGCCGATTGGAATGTCTAGGCCGTACTCTTTATTCAGATGCGCTGCCGCCCACCGCTTAAGCTCGGGGTTTCGTATGGCATCCACTTCTCTGACAAGCTTCAATATCAGGTCACGCCCCGGCTTCAATGAAAAACCTTTGGTCTCGTAGTCGTGTAGTGCGTTATCCCACTCTTTGTGTTTGGTTTCGAGCCAGTTTGCTGCATCGTTCTTATTGTGGCTTCTTAGTTGGCGGGGGTTAATTGCATTCAAGAACGCCATTACACGGTCTATTCTGATTAGATACGTGTCTTTTTTTACCCCCATATCGCGAATATGGGGGATGCTTTCATCCCCCAAGATGAAGCCAAGACGACCAGATGTGTATTCACATCCACTTATTTTTTTCTTCTGGTTATTCCAATCTATGCCTATTTCGTCACAGATTGGTTTAAGTGGAACCCGGTCATGGCCATCTGGGCACGGAACAACCGGAAGTAAAATCTCGCCATAGGCAATGCTTATATATATTGATTGGTTCATTGTTAGTTCCTTAAGGTTAGTAGTATGAGCGATAGAACGCCGAGCAATGCAGAGTAAAATAAGCCCGTTGATAAATGCTGCATTGTGTTTTTGAACCACTGGGGTTCGTGAGCGCAGCTTATCGCTGCGCAAATGCCAATGAGAACGTAGGCTTTCATTCGCTGTGTGCCCTCCATTCTTCGCAAAACATGTCTTTGCAACCATCAAAGGTGTATGGGTTGTACTGCCATGATATTTTCCCGCACGAAGGACAATTCCAACGTGTTTTACCAGATTCGCGACGCCTCTTTTGCTGCTTAAGCCATTCTGGCTGTTTGAGTCCAGCAGACTGAACCATTTTCCTTCTGTCGAACTTAGAAAAATCGAACGTTTTACGCTTTTTCTTTTCAGCCATTTCCAAAGGAATATAAACATTCCTATTTTTTACATGCGTTGGCAAACTACCGTATTTAAACTTCATAGCTTTGCTAAAATCTAAAGAGCGGCCTAGATGTTCTGTCTCAGAGCACCAATAAACGTCGTTTCCGTCCCACTTCCGAGCTATAAACGCTACGAAGACAGTGTTTTCGTCTACGTCTTCTGGAATATAAGTTTCAATTGGTATGTACTGACAGTCGACTTTATAAACGGTTAACGCATCCACGCTATCGGCACAAATAGGCTGGTCGATTTCTCTGCCACTATCCCAAGCACGCTGCGCTTCTTCTCTAGTGTATACATGGGCCTCTTCGACGTTTGTTGTGTAGCCTTTTCCATCTTTCCGATGAAATCCAACATTACTGCCTACGTTGTCTCTAAAGCATGCGAGATAAAATCTATCTTTCATTCGTAAAGCTCCCACACCTTTAAGCCCATTTGCTTTGCCATCTCAAAGTCTTCAATGCGGTGGCGCTGTTCACGAGTTACTTTTTTGCGTTCTTTCGAGCGCTTGGGAAGCGTGTTGTTGTTTCGGTTGCGTAGTGAACCTACTTGTAAAAATGGGTTTTCTTCAATCATTGCTAGTTCCTTGGTTTATTTATTAGTTGGCCCGTCTGGTCCACGGGGTTAATTAGCTTTGCCTTTCCACGAAGTTTCGAGAATGTTGTATTTGCATTCGTCGATATCTTCTAGGTAAGTCACTTCGGCTTTGATGGTGTAAACACCTTCTTCTGGCTTAACATGCTTTGGTAAGCGGTCGTGCCAGTCGTCGGTTCCCCAGTTCTCAATGTCGCCGGTGATTGTGTCTGGCGAATCTGAGGTGACACTTAAAACGCACACACCTAATAGGCCAGTGCATACAACAATTTCGGCTGTATCTATTTCAGTTTGCATCATTAGTTCCTTGGAAAATTAAGCCCGTCTGGTCCACGGGCATGGGTGTTAAATACCTTGTGCTTCTTTTTTGCCAAGCAGCTGCACGTCGCCGCTTTGGTCTACTATGATTTCGCAAATCGAGCGTTCTTGGCCGTTGCTGTCTTTGTATTCGCGTGTTTTCTTCTTACCTTCCACATACAACTGATCGCCTTTCATTCTGAACTGCCCGACAATCTCTGCGCGTTTTCCCCAAATGATGCAGCGGTGCCACTCGGTTTCCTCTTTGGCGTTACCGTTTCTGTCCTTGAATATTTCGGTATTTGCCAGGTTAACCACGCACTTAGCCGTACCATTTGGTAGATATTGAACTTCAGGGTCTGCACCCAAGTTGCCAATAATCTGGACCTTATTTAGTCCTTTTGTCGCCATTGATGCGCCTCCACATTTTGCTTTGTTGAACATGGCGAGAACGACGTTCTGCAACCAGCATCATAAAAATTAATAGAATTAAACACGCTTGTAGTGCGTCACTTTTAAAGTACACCGACGCTACTGTTACAAGCCCCAATAGCGCTAACAGAGCGTTAATCAATTTCACTTGTAAGCCCTCTTTAAAATACGGGTTCTGCGGTGAGGTAAACGGTGCTCACTGTGCAGTACTTCACCTGGTAACATTTCGCGCCACCCTTCCACCACGTTTGGCCCTTTGCCTTCCCACTCAAAATCCTTTGCTGGCCCTTCAAAAAAACTGTCGTCTTGCAGGATCACACTTACGTTCTGCTCTTCGCTAACAGGCATTTGCCCGAAATTTGGTAAAAATGACATCATAAAAAAATCCTCAATGGTTGTTGTTAGTTCACTTTAAGGTGTGACACGCAGACGCCCCCACTGCGGCCAGATAGTTTTACAAGGGCATGGCGGCTACTAGGGATGTCCCATGCTGGCGAAGAGGTACGCACAATTTCAAAGTTGTAATTCCCCTTCACAGGGAAATATTTAAATTGGGTACCTACTGGGTAAGTTTTGTTGAAGTATTGCGCTTTCATAACATCGGTTCTCTGTGGGCACGTAGCGTCTCTGGTGCAGTTACGCTAATGCCGTATTGTTCAAGTTTCTTAACGTCTAGCTGTTGCATGTGGCCGCTACGGGTACCGTTAATGCTGCGAACTACGCTGTCGTTGTGAATAACGCCTGCTTGCTCCATTTGGTGCTTAAGTACTCGCGCTGTTTTCACGGGCATGTTGTTGTATTTTTCACGCAGGGCCACGCTGGTAGATAAATGCGCCATCATGTGCTTAACACGCACACATAGGTAACGTGGCTCTTTATCGTTGTGAGGCTCACACTCAAATACATAGGGGTACACGTAACGGCCAGCGGCAATTTCGTCCATAATGATTTCAACAATCCAAATCCATGGGTCGCGGTCGTTAGTGGTGTCTGAAATGTGGCTGTTCATTTCTGCAATTAGGTCACGTTCGAAGTCGCCGTTAACGTCTTCGATACCTGTAAACGCGGTAAGCAAACGCCATGCAGTCATAAGCGCAGAATAGTTATCTACCATCCGATCGGCGCCCTTATCGTTGTCTTGTGCACGGTTGTAGGCTTTGCACTTCTGCTGTGCTATCTCATAATTTTCTTGCACCGTTTTACGGCCCAGCTTCGCTAACCATTCCATCCATTCATACATTGGGAACTTTGGTAGGCTCTCGTTAAGCATGGGGCCTTTACGGTTGCTTAAATCAGTGCGCACGGTTTTACCCGTAAGGCTTTCTACTGGCACGTCTTCACCTGCGAGTAATACAGGCGCGGCGATAAGGAACGGGGTTTGTGCACTGCCACGGGTTGTTTCGGTGTAGTTGTAGCTTTCTTGCAGTAATGAGACGGCTCGTGCAATAACGTCTGCTTTTTTGGCGCTCAGTTCTTCCCATCCTACGGGGTGGCTGGTACCTGATACCGACGTCATTAGTCGGTACTCGGTACCAATACTTTGACCACTGAGAATTTTCATGCCCGTGGTACGTGATAAGCGCTTAAGTAACGTTGATTTACCGCTGGCCTTGCCTGCTTGCATTATAAAATGCGGCCAAAAACCTAGATAAAGTTTCAATTGTGCGCCAACTATCCACACCAGGGCTCTGGCTGCAGCGTTGTCCTTGAATGTTTCCTGATAGGCTTCGACCACTTGCCCAGCATGTCCACGCATACCACGAGGAAACGCAAAATTGTGATACGGGCTTTGCTGTGCGGGTTCAGTGAAAAAGCAGTCTTTACCTTCGTTTACTTTTGGCTTACCTGCCAAGTAGCACAGGCCTACAAAGTTTGCCGCTTGCACACTGCCTATACCAATGGTGCGTTCGAATATGTTCAGCATGCGAGAAAACGCACGTGGGTTATAGATAGGGCCGCTTTTACGCCAGGTGTCTAAGTTGTGCAGCTGCTCGTCGTTCATTACTCTTCGCTGCAGCGCTTCATCGTGTCTGGCCGTTTGATACATGGCAACAAATTGAACATGAGGGCTGTCGTCATGCTCCCCAGTAGTCGTTGCGCTGGCACTGGCTATTTCAACACGGCTTAAGCCTGCGACTCTAAAGCCAGCCACATCAACAAATTCTAGTTTTTCTTGGCCGTCGTCGTCTCTCGACATTTTAGCCATGCTGGTAAAGTCGTCTTTTACGCGGTACTTCCAGTATTGCTGGTAGTCGTGAGTGGGCAACCATAAGCGCGGCTTGTGCGGTTTATCTTCACTGTTGCCGGCTAAGCCTGGTATTAACCACGGCTCACGCTTCTTAAAGGGCTCTTTACTTTGCGAGTCTTTATAAACGTCGTTAGCATCTTGCCCGTATTCCCACTCGCTGCGGTCGACAAAAAAACAAGGCACCCCCGCTGCAAGGCAACCTTCGTGAATGCGCCACTCGGCCTCTGCAGAATAACAACGGTCGGGTCCGGTGGGGTTTCTTTTATCTGGCTTAGGTTCGTCCTTGTCGTAACAACATATTACGGTTTTACCCAAGAATAGCTGCCAGTTCACTTGTACTTGGGTTCCTCTTAGCGCCACGGCACAGGTGGTAGGGTCGCTGCTAAACGCCGCTTCAATACTTAATGCATCTAACGGGCCTTCAACAACATAAACAGTTTTCGCTTGGCGCAGAGCACGGGGGTCTAGCATCCAAAACACGCCATTTTTTTGGCCTAATGATTTGGTTTTCATGCCGCCGTTTAGCTCGGGCACATAGTAGCGATAGTCAACAGCGGCTAGCATTTTGGTATTAGGCTGATAAGTGATAAAGCTTACCGCTTCGCCGCCCCAGTGCGGTTCACCTTGGGCCACGTTCGGGTTGGTGTAGTTTGTCCAACCTAACGTTTTCTGTTTAATACCTTCAGTAATGATGTGATCGGGAATACCACGTTCATTTTTTAGATAAACCCTGCAGCGCTCTTGGTCTTCTAGGCTTTTGCCAGCGATGTATGACAGCTTAGCCATGTCGTCGGTGGCTTCTTCGGTTTCTTCAGGCAGCGTTAAAAACGGTAAAAAATACAGTTGATGCACTTTTTTATTTGCCGCTGGGTAGTCTAAGTCGAATACCCACATAGCTAGGTCGATGATGTTACCGCCGTTCTGATTATCGCGGTCGCGCCATACATCAAACTTAACGCCAATAGTAATTTCTGGCCGTTCTGCGTGGGCGCGTTTCCATAGCTGCTGTTCGCCGTTATCGCTCACTTTTGTGAGGCCCATACGCTCGGCAGCGTTTGGCAGAGTGATACGTTCTCTTAACTGATCTAACGTCAGCATTTCTTACCTCGTTTTTTTAATTAAGTGGTGACGGCGTTTCTAAGCGACGGGCAAGCTTCAATACACCCGTTATAACAATGAGCTCAGCGAACTTTTCGATGATTTCCGTGTTATTAACAATGAAATCGCTTAGCGCTTCGGAATTAGGCAGTAATTCGCACCACTCCCCTTCAGACTTGTTTTTCAGCATTTTCAGCTGCTGCGACAACTCCGCTTCGGTCGCAGCAATTTGCTCTTCTAACTGTTGCAAATATTGTTGTGTAAAAGGGTTGTTGTTAGACATGTTGCTTAGCACCCAACCTTTAGCCATTCGCTCACAGTGCGAGTACTCGCGCCTGCATGCATAATTTGCTGAATCGCTTCTACGTTATGTTTTTCAGTGACTAGGCCTGTGTAGCTTTTCTGCATATTCCATTTGCCGGCGCATTTGTCTTCACAATTCACTGTGGCTAAATACACAGGCCCCATGCCAGGCATTTGCAATGGGAAGTAATTTACCCTGGCAAACGTAGTGCGCAGGTTTTTAAGCTGGTTGTATATGTAATTACTGCTCATGGTGAATAAGTCCTTGGCTGCGCTGGTTTTCTAATAACTTGTCTTCTTGCTCACGTCGCTTGGCATCGGCCAGCAACCGTTCACGCTGACTGGCTATTTCATCGCGCAGTGGCTTAAATGCTTTTTTCACGAAAATCATAGGGCTGCCTCCTGCATGCTTTTGCGCATGTCGTCTCGACTGGGCTGTGTATAAACTTGGGTGGTCGTAATGTGCTCGTGACCTAGCACCTCTTGCACTTCACGCAGCGCTGCGCCGGTTGATGCATTCTGTAAACGACGAACTGCCCACGTGTGGCGAAGCCAATGCGGTGACGCTTTTACGATGCCGGCAACATTACACCAATGCGTCATACGCTCCTGATAACTGCGAATACTCATGCGCTGGCGACGTCTAGATAGAATTAGCGCTGTATCGTCGTACGCTTTTTCAGGTGCTGCAGCAATCATACGCTTGCGAATTTTTAGCAGCGCTTCAAGAGCGCGACGGGCCGCATCGACAAGGTAAATTTCTTGCTTCTTATTTAAGCCGCGCTTGTTGCCTTGCTTACCACCTTTTTGCATGTGTGAGGCAATGTGCAGGTAGCCTTTATCTAGCGCTAGCAGTGCGTCGTCTACGTTCAGCAAATGCACCGTTTCAACACGACGAGCCGTATAGCGCATTAATAGCATCCAGTTAAGGTCGCGCTCTGCTTCAATGTCTTTGAATTTACGGATAGTACTAAACAGCACCTTTTCTTCTTCACGGGTGAAACTTTTAACCTCAGCCATGTGCCCGCTCCTTTTGCTGTTGCTTTGCCAATAAACGTTCTGCTAGTTCATCGCCAAAAAATAAACCTAATGCACCAGGCTTAAGGGCAATAGTTTGACTGGCGCCACAGTTCGTGCTTACTGAACGAATGCCAGCCTTGCGCAATGCGGTTGGAATGTTGGTTTCATTACTCATGGGGCAACTCCATTTTCAACATGCCAGCATTGATGCGCACAATTTCGTGCAGGCCTCTACGTTGACGCTCGTTAAGCTCTGCGTATTGCAGATTAAGCAGCGCTTTAAGCATGGTTTCTTTCAGTTGAAGCTGCATTTTCTGGCGTTTGATAATGAGCTGCAGTTGAAGTGGTGCCATTTCGCCTTGCTCTCGTTGTGTCGCATCAGCTGCAGCCACAGGTAACATTTCAACGTTTGAATGAGCCATGGTCAGCCTCCGCTTTGTTTTGAAGCACAATTTGCATTTTGAACCAGTGGGCAACTTTGATATTGCCAGCCCTGGTAATGCTGTTGAGCTCGGTTGGGGTAATTACGTCGTCTTCGATTGCGTCGTAAATGGTTTGGCAGGTCTGCCCTACAGACGCTTGCCACGAACAAAACTGGTCTAGCAATTTGCCCTCTGTCTTAGGGCTAGCATCAACCGGCACAGCAACGAATCCCAACATGGCGTTAATCTGATAAAGCAGCGAATAACATTGGGTGGTAGCCATCATTTCAATAGCGTCGATTAGTCCTAGCTTATAAGTGGGTAAATTAGGGTTGAGTTCGTTGCGTACTGTATTCGCCGTCTTACCCAATGCGCATGCAAACACCTCTGCAGCATGGGGGTGGCTTTTGAGTAGCAGGTGCGCAGAATGCAAAACTGCGTTATAATTCCTTGGACTTTGCATTAGATCATCCTCATGGTTATGCATTGTTAGTTCCTGCCATGGGCACCTGGTCCGTGCTCGTGGCAATCACCTCTTCTTCGCTTGTACCAAGCAAATTCAGTTCATCGTCTACCTTCTCGGGGTTAAATGCGTGAAATAACGCTGTGAAGTCGTTTAGTGAAATGGATTTAACGAACGCAATGCAGCCATCAAACATGAAGAACATTGACGCTTTCATTACATCGCCATCAGGCAAACTCACTTTAAAATTTCTAATTCTTAGCGACGAGCCGTAGGCCATTTGATAACGGCCAGAATCCATACACGTGATGCTGTAACCGTTGTTGTCTTTGTCCACGATGGCATTGCAAGAAAGTCTGACTCTCAGCTGGCCTTTGTCGGCATGTGAATTTTTAGACTTTTCTCTTACAGCCGAATTAGCGGGTGTGTGCTTTACTTCAGTTAATGAAGGCATGCAGGTTACTCCTGAATAGCAGCTGAAGTCGGGGCTTCAAAATTACTAATACCTGCCTCTACAGCCAACGCAATGATTTGCGAGTTAGAGCGCTTTTCACGCTTAGCGGCCGCCTTGATACGTTTTTCTAATTCAGCACTGGGGCGAAAACACATAGGTTTGTTTTTTACGCTAGACACTGCGAAATCCTCTTTTTTGAGTTAGTATGTTTACAAATGAATACAATGTTTATTATAGGTTCAATATTTGGGATTTGAATTCATTTATTGGGATTTTTAATACCGATTTTGAATAAGACTATGAATTATCCAAACGAAAAAGAATTTACGCCGCGTCTTGAATGGGTGTTGGCTGACAGAAAAATAACGCCATGGGCTAAAAAATTGGGCTTATCATCGGGTACGGCCGCACGATTATTAAGTAACGTGGTGCCAGGTACCGACATTCTAACGGCTATCATGCGCACTGAGCATGTGAACCTGAATTGGTTGCTGGAAGGGAAAGGCACGCCGTTTATGTTAGATAGCTATACGAACGCAGACACCTTCGAAAATATGTTATCTATTCACGCACAAGACGCCCAATACACTGCATATTTATCCGTTGATATGCAAAGCGGTATGGCTTCGGTTGTATTAATGCAGCCAGCTACGTTCGAATTTAAAAACAAGTCTATTGAATATCAGCAGATAGAAACACTCTATGGCCCGTGCAGAAACCCGTTGGCATTATCCGAGGCATTAAAGGGGTGTGACATTCACAGTTTCAGTTTAACGCAACTTGATGCAATGGCATTTAGCCGTGGGCAGTTCGGTACCTATAAGCTACTGGGCGACGACAAGCGTAAGGGATTGGTGAGTAAAAGTGGTGGCGTCGACTTCATGGTGCAAGACGGCAAGAGCGTCTACTTTGCTGAAATAAAAAATCAGACTAGAAAAGAAGGTGTGACAGTTAACCACCTTGTGCCTAAGAACTTTACTTTTTCTATAGATGATAAATTGGAAGTACTCAATATGGTGATCATGTGTGCCGAAGAGCATCATATTGCTGATAAACTGGATAAAGCCACGAAAATGGAAGTGGTAGAAACGCTGGAAGAAATGCATAAGCCCGCATCTGAACTTACTCCCACTGAAATAGAGTTCGCGCTACGGGCCAGTGTTCACTAAGCCCTTTTTTGTGGCCTTTGCCCAAACCACCAAAAGAATATAGTGGTGGCAATGTACGCCACCATTCGCCAAATCTCCATTGCGGCCGCTAAACGAACGTCTTCACCCAGTCCGTCGACTGATTCAACCAGCGCATTGGCTTCTACCAAAATAATAGTAATTGCAACAGCTACGTAAACCGTTAATGACGGTCGTACTAGCCCCCGTATCACATCAACTATACCAAGTAAGCCAATAATCCACGTTGGAGCCCCGTTCTCTGGCATGTATTGGCGCTTGTCGTGTTCGTAGCTTACGGTTTGCATGGTATAAGCGTTGCTGTCAGCTTGGGCGCTGGCTTCTTGCTGAAGAATACGCAGATTTGCGGTAGATTCTAGTTCTACCATTTTCGCGTCGTGTGCGAGGCGCACATTCTCTTGTTTAATATCCAATGCCCGGGTTTTGTATTGAAACAAGCTTTGCACTGCAGAGCCTAAAATACCCGTTGCCCCACCACCTACTACCGCCATTAATGCGTCACCTATCCACTCAATCATGCTGTTTCTCCCAAGCATTGATAATTGTTATGCGTGCTGGTTTGCCAGCAAGAATGTTGTTGAAGTCGCCTATTGCCCTGCGTGTATCGAAAATGGCGCGTTGGTTTTGGTAGGTACCGACGCGGTAACCCATTAATACACAGCCTAGAACGCTGGTCTTAAAGCCTTTTTCTTTGTTGCCGGCAAACGTGCCAGCATGAGCGAGAATACCGCTTCGTTCTGGCACATCTTCAATAAGATAAAGGTGTGAGCGGCCACCAATTGGTTTACGGGTTTTCACCAAACGCATTGAGTACGTGCCTGCAGTAATGCAGCTAAGATTGGGTAAGTTATTGCGCCACGGCAATTCAAGAGTGTGTGCAGACCAGGGGCCAATGTAGATATTGCCTGGTGTACCTTGGTCGTCGGTCTCGTGCCGTATTAGCTGAATATTCAAAATTTCAACTCTACTTTGACCAGGCGATCGTTAATGTCTTTGTTCACCAGCTGCTGTTCACGCATCTGCGTTTTGACTTCTTCAAACTGTCGACGCCATATTTCTTGATCACGTGCTGCGTCTTCGGTGGTATAGCGTTTTTGATTAACCAGATTAAAGGTGGTGATAATTGGCCCAATGCTAGCTTTAAGCTCGGCCATTTGAATATTGAGTTTTTTAACTTCTTCCTGCAGCTGATTATCTTTTGACTGAATATCTTCAAAAACAAAGTTACTCAGGAAGATTAATAACGACAGTATTAACGTTCCCGAGTTGTGATAGAACCAATTTGTAGGCCCTGTTTTGTCTATGTCTGCCATTACCTTACCTGTTCAACTAAAGTAGAAGTTAACAGGTTGCATTTTGACAATTGAATACGCGCAGTGTTAGGGCAATAGTGCTGTCTATTTCATCTTCATAGACGTAACAGCTTCGCGACCTCGGCCCCAATCAATGTGCTTTATTCCTCGTAGTTCAGCCCACTGACGAATAGCGACTTTTATAGGCAGTGATAGGTTACCGTGCCCTAGGTACACGGTAACGCCATCAACCCCTTCAGATTGAGCAATAAATTTAAACACGCCCTCTGGTGATTTCAGTCGCACAATCCTTGCTGTTATGTATTCTTCAACTTCAATATCGTTCAACTGCGTTACCTTATAAGACATGCTTATGTCCTCATTAACCTTGTTTTCTGAAATAAGACGCTTTCTGATATGGCTCTATGACTTTTGCTGTCATTACGAGACCGTCTTTATCGTCGGTGACATACAGCACGAATGTCAGTGTCAAATTACCGTTTTCATCCGTTTGCAAATCACCAATTCTAGCGGCGATAACATCACCACGTATCATGTGAGGGTCGTCGATAGAGCTTATTTTTGACGTTGGTGTAGATATGACTTCGACAGCATGTACACCTGGTTGGTCAAACAAAAAATATCCCTCTGCAGAGGTTTGTATTCCATCGCTTGGGGTAACTAGGAAGCGGAACGCTTCTCGGTTAGAGCGCCCTTCAAATGCTTGCACCGAACCGTCGTTAACCACAGTCCATTGACGTGTATCCAATAGTTTAAGCATTTCGCTAACAGCGAACGCGGCCACATCGATGTTCACGGTACCAGGACTACTTTCTGCACCTTCATCGTCAACAGTAACCAGCTGAAACGTTAAGCGCTGCGCTGTTGTTTTGCTTGGAGACGTTGCCGTAGGCCTTGCAGGGTCTTCTAGGTTAAGGATTACTGTATCACCCGCTGTTTGCGTCCACCGCCATTCGACTATAGTGCCGTCAGTATCTTGCGAACCTGCACCATCGAGCGTGAATTGCGTTGCTGCAGCTACCGATTGGTCGGGGCCAGCGTTTGCGGTTGGGGGGGTATTAGCTACTAGCGCTGAAACCTCATAATTACTGAAAGCACTGGCAACTAAGCTAAAATCACCTGCCCCGTTTGGTAATGAAATCGGCTGGCTTCGTGGGTAAGTAAGACTGCTCGCTGAACTTCCTTTACCCCAGGAAAACCAAACTTTGGCTGTCCCTGTTGGTATCTCGTTCACTGTAATCGTAGCAGTATTAGCATTTTTTCTTTCGAATGATGATACCGTGAGCGCACCAGAACTATCTTCTACATAAATACCTTCTGTCGAATAAGTGGTGTCTGTTAGTAGTAGATTGGCACTAAATGAAACATCAATTTCAGTAGATGAATCACCTGTATTGGCCGAGATAATAGAAGGGATAGAGCCACTAACCAGCCCTCTCATTACATAATACTGAGTAGCGACCTGTTGACCTAATTCAATATAAGCCGCGTCAGTTGCGTGAACTCCATCTTCATTTTGCGATGTGTAAACATTAACTGGGTAGGTATTATCATCTGAAACAATATAGTTAATTTGAGCGTCACGAATTGCTTGATGGCTTGTATTAGTAGCGCCTCCTCTGGTATCGCGACCAAATGTAGCCATAATAATTTCAAGTGTGCTACCGCCTTTACCCGAAAAAGTTCCTCTAACGCGAGTAAAGAACTCATTTAAGGCGCTTAGATACTGAGTCTCAGTCACACCTTCTAAGCTGTCTTTTGTTCCCTGATGCCACCACATAAACGCAATTTCATTAGCGCCTGATGTTGCCGTATTTACGGCATTTACAGTATCGGGCCACAACGAACCACCACTTGAGCGATTCCAGTAATCTGTCTGCCCTGATTCTTGCGTTAATGCAGTACCACCAACACCAGTATTAATAATAAAAACTGGACAATTTTCTGCTGTGATGATTGCTGACGCTATCGCATTAGCGCCAACTCCGGTAGTTGGAGTTACAAACCCGCCATTTGAGTAGACAAAATACCCATCCAATGGGGTTACTACGCCGTCTGTATTCATGTCTTCAGAAAGCGACTGGCCACCAATTAAAATAATATCCGCAACATACCAATCGTTTGTTTGTAAGTCGTTAACGCTCGGTTCGTTTGAAAATCTAACTTCAACGTGAATAGGCGTTAATGATGGTGAGCGGGTAATGCTTAACGTAGATGACACGCCAGATGGTGAAGTATCGAACGTCGCCCAATCTTGAAGCACAGTTGAATCATCAGACGCATCCAATAAACGATACTGCAATGAAGTAGGTGAGCCAGTATACGTGACATTAAAATCAACAGTTGCAGTACCACCACTGTCGCGCTGATATGGATGGTTGTTTTTGGGTGCTTCATCAATGGATATGGAATCTGTTTCAGCAGGAGGCTCAACTGTACTCGACTCAGTAAACTCAATACTATCAACATACTGATCTAACTTGTTAAGACGTATTCCGTGATGTGTCTGCGTCTGGTTAAAGTTAGTGGTTACAGTTACAGCAGCGCTACCCCCGATGCTAACTACTATGCTATCGCCATCCATATCAGCGCTAGGCAGATAAGAATTATTTTGAGTAAAATTAAAACTTCCCGCACCAATTTGAGAATAAGCTCCCGAGCTAAAGGTATAAACTCTTACCTCATCGTTGCCTAACGACATGTTAACAAATATATGTGACCCATCTGCAGGGTTGTACCGCAACACGAAACCCGCAGCACTGCCACTGTCTGCACCAACAAAAATAGGGGCAGATAAATTACCATCTGCTGTTCCCTCAAGCGTAAATACCCAGCGCGGGTTTGCTGGCTCTGGTGATGTGGCAACAGCATGATTATCCTGTATTTCAAACGTTCCGTTTCTAGCTGTTAACCCGCTTGGTAACGGATCACCATTCGCCCCTGTAAAATTAAAAATTGCCATCGCTTATTCTCATACTGTAATTGAAATTATGTTAGACCAACTACCGACTAGCGCACCGTTAAGGCATCGGCATCTGATCTGATATGTGCCTGAAGAAAAATTAACTGTTCGCTCAAATGCACCCACAACGCCAGGAAGACCAACATTTGGAACGGAAAGTGGTGACCAACTAGAACCACCGTCGCTAGAAACTTCAAATTGCATATCAGTCATAGCAACGCGGCAATAGTCGCTGATTGTTGGATAGGTTTTTAAGACTTCTACTGTTGGCGCATATAAACGAATAACTCCAACATCAGAATATGCTGAATGGTCAGCATTCACTTGATTACGCATCTGGTCGTTAGTGATACATCGAACTCCATCAACCACGCAGTTCCACACATTTACAAGACTCCACGAGTGCGTAGGCGCGATGGCCTCTTTTGTTCCATCAGTGCGCACAAACTCGCAGTTTGTAAGCAAGCCTGTACCTACATTATGAATACGAAACTGACGATACCCAGCGTAAAATAGTGAGTGATTAACCTCTGTTTTTTTCTTCGTATCAATAATGCCATCGGAAGCATTCCTACCATTCATGCCTAAAACAAATGCTTCTGCATCATACGTGGCGACATTTGCTAAGCCGTTGAAAACTAGAATATCGGAGTTGCCGAACTGACTGGTGTAACTGCCGCGACTAGAATCTAAGTACAAATCACCAGTTACATAACACGTCTGAATCTTATTGAAGTACGGGCCCTGGTTCATTTCCGCTGAAATTGCGTTCTGCCACTTTTCGTACTCACCAGTGTAACCACCAGTAACCGTTAACCGATAGACTTCTAAGTTATCCCCGCCACGCAAGTTAATTGCAGTTTTACGACCATTTGAATAAACATTTTCAAATAAGTAGCTACCGCCGTTATTATCGTAATAGCCATTCCTAGCGCTTTCGGCCAGCTCGCCTGTCTTGGTTACTCTTGGTGTAGTTTCATCTTTGAGTCTTGCTACCGGCTCAATAAACCATTCGAGCGTCACATCTGAACCGCTTTGGTTGTATTCGAGCAAAGGAACGGCGGGGGTTTCTGTTCGTAGCAACTTACGCACGTAAACGTTCAGCAAATCTCCTGTGTAGCTTTGGCCTAGTATTGTGACAGCCGTTGCGTTTGCTGGCGCACGAATTAGCCAAACTTCTGTACCTTCTAGGTTGTGGCTGTACTGTCCTTGTGCACTTCCAATAGACGGCAATACGCCACCCGAAGTCCTTCCCTCAAGTTTTAGCGAGATTTGATAAATCTCACCTTCTTCAAAAGCGTAATTAGCGCTTAATGAGTTATTGGTATTGCTCGCGGTATAACGCGCACCATCTTTAACCCAACCATTACCACTAACACTAAAGCTATCTGGCTGAACTACTTTTGCACCCACTTCAGGTGAAGGGTAAATTTCAAAGCGATGGGTATAGATATTTTCTTTTGTGGAATATCGAAAATAGTCTGTTGCCATTTCGCCAGGGTCCAAATGAAGAAATGCTTCACAGGGGTTATATCTCACACCACTTAACTTGTTTGGGGCTATCTTTGCGCCACTTGGTAACGCAATCACGTTATTAAAAGGGTCGTTATTCCCTTGCACTGAAACTGCTTCACTCATAAAAGGATCGTTATTCCCTTGCACTGAAACTGCTTCACTCATACGAGGAATGTGCTCATAAGGCATTTGTAACACTTGGTTGGCGTAAATCGGTAGAGGATCAGTGACAGATTCAGCCTTTTCACCTCGCCAACTTTCACCCAACAACAAGTCTATAGTTTCATTATAGAGAACACCGTTAATAGTAACGTTGTTTAAAACTACGGTTGAATTACCTATTGCAGTAGCAAAAGGTAAAGGTAGATTTAACTGATAATCCCCACCGTTAATGGTAACGGTTGAGCCTTCACCCATTACAACAACACCTAACCCGCCCGTTTCATCTAAGTTGCAACCGCAGTTGTTTAGTTCACCATCTTTTTCAAAGTAATAACCGTAGCTATCGCCTTCGATTTGGCGTAGGAACGTAACCATGCAATCACGCGCCGTGGCGTATTCGGCGAAGTAAATGCCAGCGCCGCACTTGTCCATTACCAAGCCTTTTGCGTCGACTTCGCAGTAAAATTTAAAGGCGTTGCCGCTAAAGCCATTTATAGTGGTGTAGCGAACCGTTGCTTTGCCACCGCTATTAAAAAAAACCCCATGATATAGAATCGCATCGTCGTCAAATTGGTGGTCTTCGTTATTGATAGTAAGGGCAATAACTTCAACTTCACTGTGAAGAATGCCCACTGTTAAACCACAATCACCCTCGCCCGTTCCGTGAATATCTTGTAAAGAGACATTGCTAGAAAATAGTGGCACATCGAGCATTTTGGCTATCACGCCTATAAATGTGATATTACGCAATACCCACCCAATCATTCGGTAGCCCTCAGTTTTTATAAGCGGCGTATTGATAAGCACGGCATCTTGAACGGTGATACCTTCAACTTGCGCGGTTAACTCAATAGCGGGATCGGAGTCTTTCATTTTTAGGCCAAAAATGCGGTAATAATCCGCACTTATTTCCAAGAAAGAATTAACGTTGTTAACAATGTATGGCGCGTGGTTTTCAAGGTTTATATCAATGTCAGACACACCTTTTTGAATACCGAAGAAGAAAGACAGCGGTGCAGCTTGAGTGCCAGGTATATCAAGAATCCAAGGGTCGCGAACGGGGTGCCAATCACGAATAAGGCTTTTGTCTGCCCCGATGTAAAAACTGTCTCCGGCTTCCACCCTATAAGTCGGAATGTCATCTTCAGCACTAGCGCCGTAAATGCGGTGAAAAACTTCATTGAAATCTTGGGGCGTATTACATTCCGCCCAGTCCTCGCCTTCAGTCCAATTAGGTTGGCTAAGTAAGTTGATATCAAACAATCTATTCATAAGCTTTTACTCGCAGCCTTAAGGACTCAATTCTTATTGCGCCTGTAAGCGGTGCAAATGCCGCCTGGCGCTTAAAATAAAGCCGCTCGTTTTCGATGATGAAACGATATACACCCTCAAATGGAATTGTGTATTCGGGAGTGTTGCTATTGGTAAGCGCCATTGGCTTAGGAACGGTTGACACAACCAGCATTTCAAAATCAAATTTATCCCAACTATCACTAAAAATCCGTAAAGCATCAGTACCGCCACTGGCTTCGTTTACACTGAATAAGCGCGGATCTTGTGCATCCTGTGCCCAACTTGCACCCATCGAATAAGGCGTGGCTGGCATAACGTCTTCGCTGTACCAATCACCGTCTTGTCTTAACGTGAATCGCATGAATTGATTAGGCGCTTTGCTGCCATCACTTTCACCGTAGTAAGCATCAATAGAAGGGAAACGACTTCTTGCAGTTGATAAGGTTTCAAAACCATCATCGGTTTCTATGTAATCGATAAGGCCTACGAATGAGCTGCCAAATGAAGTGACGCTTGTCAGTGTCGTAGTTACCGTGTGCCACTGGTAATCATCCAATGCTGGGTTATCGGGTAAGCCGGTACCACCATTGCCCATAGGGTAAACGCGGAGGGTTAAACTGCCAGTGTACGCACTGTTAAACCAGATTCGCTTGCCGTTGGTTGTCAAAAGAAACTCTCGTTTTTCGACAATGTTTGATATTGGTAACCATTCATCAGTTAACGCTACATAAGCAACCTGTCTAACATCATCAAATAACATTTCTCGTTTGTTATTTGGTGACTGCGTAGGGATATCAACGGTCTTTTTAAGCGTTGGATAATCGCTCAGGATGTGAGTTAAGCTGGCGTTTTGTCGTACTGGTGGACTTAACGCCTGAGTACGTTTGTTATCTGTGTCGATATCATCGGGCAGCTGCTCGACAGACACCTTGCCGCCGATTTCAGGAAAATTCGGGAAACGCTTTGCTGTCTCAGGCAGTACTTCATTTATATCGCCTTGTACTTGCACCCAAGTGGGCCACTGTGTAGCGGTCACAGGGGGATCGACAATCATTGAAAAGCTAATTTCACCTACGGTACCAGGACCGTCACCGTATGCTTCAGCAAGTCCGTTTTGTGCCTCTGTTAGTGAAGTGATAGCTGCCAATAAAGCATCGTTCTGACCAAGCGGTATCAAGGTCGCGCTTTTCTCTACTATGTCATTGCCCGTATAAGCAATGGCCAGCGTTAAAGTACGATTTACTGTATCGCCGCTTGTAACTACTCTCGGCCTATCCCCTGCGATAAAAATCACACTCCCCGGCACTACTGAGAAATTTGAGTCATTGGTGTTGATCTGTACCAGATTATTGTTGTTTGTAAGCGTAACGCTTGGGAACTCTCTCACTACGCTCATGACGGACGTCCTTCTACGCTAATTAAACTCAATCTTTGAGAGTCGATAAATTGCTGCATTAGAGCACGCTGTTGACCTGTAACCCTCAGGCGGTATGAAAACGTTCCCAGTGAGGCATTAGTATCTGTATAAGTGAATGAACCTCCCGTTCTATCTCTTTGATTACAACTGGGCTCACTTCTATCATCCTGACGAAACTCATTGTACTCGACTGTACCTGTGATAACTTTTCGCTGAAGCTCGGACCATCCCCCACCACCAAGGCTACGTTCAAGAATTAGTGTGGCTTGGGGTACGAAGCTTGAATCTGTGGGGCAAGCACCATCAGATGTATGGTTTCCATCCCACCCAAAACTGCAACTAACCGTTTTAGGATTTCCATTAGTAGTAAATGGGCCCACTTCTACAGATGGGTTAAGAGTTAGAAGTGTTGAGTCACCACCGTTAATTAACTCACCCGTTGTTAACGAGCCTCCCAGATATTCATTAGCAAAGCTGTCTTTCCAGCCATATTTACCATTGGATTTGCTAAGCTGACTGTAGTCTGGCTCACCGTCTGCATTTAAAATAGGATCGCCTTCCCATATCACTAAATTATCTGGGCCAAAACCGTCGTAGTCTTGAACACGCATAAAATGCTCACGAACGGTGACTTCCCGAGCTGCTCTAATAGTTCCCGTAAACTCTGTGTTTGCACCAATTTCTAACTTGCCAGTAATTGTATTGAGGTTAAAAAACACTACGCCTGCTTGGCTGGCGAACTTAAGGTTGTCCATGTAAAGGTGAATTGATGAATTGTTGTTCCCGCCCTGAATACTTAAGCCTGTGAACTCTTCGTTTTCGTCTACCACGCCTAAGTAGTAAGTGCCGCCCAGCTCACCAAGCTGATTTTCCAAAGCCTGCATGAAGTTAATAACAGAAAGTTCTTCACCCGCACTGTTCGTTACTTTTACTTCTTCAAACGAACGAACCAAGGGTGCGCCGGCAATCCATTCACCATTTTCATCTTCATAGCCGATATTCACCTGCTTGAACTCAGTAAATTGCGCCTCAACTGTCTTGGTACCTACCTTCTGCTTCAGCCCGATTATCTCCGTGCTGTTTATCTGGTTTGCGCTTACCGCTTCAGTAACGTTGTAAATAAGCTGTTGGTACTGGTCGCCCTGCTCACTGGTTTGGGTACTCCAATAAGACACATCATTAGTAATCGCTTCAATGTGATCACCCAGTGCTGCGGGTAAGCCAGGCCACTGCACCAAAGCAAAGGTTTCTGGCACAAAATCTTGTGCATCAATACCAATCAGGTTGGGAATAGTCACCGATAACCAATTAGGGTCTGCAGCTGTGTCGTTTACCAGTCGGTACCAAACCGTTACCGTGCCGTTGTGCGGCGTGTTGGTTATAGTAATTGTGAGGTTACGACCAGCATTAATGGCGGCGTCAAAGTTCTCTTGTGTACTACCTTCAAATGAGTACTTCCATTCGTAGGTTGCTCGGCCATTCGGTGGAGTTGGGCCATTCACTATTACGCGCCCTGGCAAAATATTAATGCCAATGTCATCGGTCGGGGTTGATGTCGCTCCTACGTTAAACGCCCTTTGTGTAGCCACACTGTTTTTTTCAAAGCGGTTCTGAGCAGAAATTGCAACGCTGTAGTCACCCAATGCTAAATTGTTTATATCCAATGCAGGTTGCGTCGGGTAATAGACCTGGCTAAAACTATCTGCAGGTTGTTTGGTTATTAGCACCACGTAACGGCGAACACTATCTGGGGCGCTATGCTCCCACGTTAGTAACCCTTGCCGATAAGCATCGTTTGGCGTTGGCGAGTAATTAATATTCTGTGGCGCAGACACGTACGTATTGTCTATGTCAGTGTTTGGCGTTAAATCTCGCTCTGAAGGTATAACACTATCGCTATAAATCTCTGCAGTTGTTTCTTGTAGAACCAATGTCCAAGTAAATGATTCAGTGTCAAAGTCGAAGTCGATAACTTCGTATTCTTTACCGATAATATTGTGCTCTTTGAACTCAATATTCACCACTTTGCCAGGCGAACACTTAATACCTTTCCAGCCAACCACGACCTTAAGCGTATCACCCGCGGCTAACCGTTCCATGTAGACTCTATTTAAGCGCTGACACATGGTGTCAGAATTGGTGAATGCCAATTGCCTTGCATGCTGCAGATATTTTTTATCGCGAGTATCACGGTAATATTCACTGAAGATTTCAGTGCTATTCGTTTCTTGATAAAAGGAATCAGGGTCGATGAATTTGGCAACAACAGCATTGCAGCGGTCTTCAAGTGGAGTGTATGGCTGACGGTCTACGTCTGCCTTTAAATCATCTTCAGTTAGTGTAACGGTTGCAGGTCCTCGATAAGCCGCAGTTAAAAGCCAATACTTACCGCCAGCTTCAACCCAGCGACCACCGCAGCTTTTAAGTAGCTCGTCTTCAACAATCCGTTGCCCTTGTGATAGGTCTATTACACCGTTACAAGTCCAGCGCTTTTCAGTGTACGTGTCGCCATTCTTATCTTCGAAGCTAATAACTTCATCGCATAAATTTGCCTCATATGCCAAGTTAGCCAGGTCAAACATTTCAATGGGTAATACTTCATCACCGCCGAAGCGCTTCCAGTACAAATTGATAAGAACAGGGTTTTCGGTCCATTCCCACGTACTTTGGTCATCGGCTCTATGGTCACCGCTGCCCCCTACGATACTGTCTTTTCTTGGGTCGTAGCACTTTATGCCGGCAACTAAAAATTTAACGTCCTGTACGCCGTTCGGGAAGATATCAGGGTTCACTTCGTACTTGTGATAAGCGTACGTTATGCCGAAACCTATGCAGTTCTCATCTACATTGGTCATTTCTGTACGGGCAGTAGCGTTTGCTGTTGTTTGGTCACCTAACGCCACTTGAATTCTGTAGCCGTTACCACTTAGTGAAGACGTGTCTTTCCCATCAAGCTGGTAAAGCTCTACGCTTTGACAAGGGTGTGCGGCCAATGGCGTGAAGAACAAGTTGTATTCTTTCTTATTAAGCGTGCGCTTTTGGTACTTAGTAATAGGTCCACTTGTCACTGTTTTGCCTACAATCATAAGTCGCGGTGAATTACTTTCTGTACGCAGGTCTTGGTGGCCTGTGCCAAGGGCGCTGGTATCTGGTATTTCTGGCTGAAGCAGTGAGCCAAACACACCGCTAATCAACCCAAAGGCAAATTTTAGACCGCCGCCGACTAAGCCAACCAATGCGCCACCAACAGCTTCAACCGCTTTACCCACTAGCCAACCCTCCAAACTTTTTTAATTAAAAGTGGAGAGAATGTTTCTATCCCATATTCACCCGGGGCGAGTACTTCACCAAACATAACGCCTGCTATGTCTCTGCCGTCATTTTCAAATAAAACAACATCACCGCGACGCACCTCTAGCCTTGAAACGGTAGAACCAAATGCGTGGGTTAGTACCGCTTCTACACTATCGAAGCCCTGCTTTTTCAATTGTTTCATAGCGCCAAGTTCGCTCTTGTATTTGCCGCGAAACGTAGCTGCAGGATCAACACCTGTAATAGCAAGCGCCATGTCAGCTACAAACAAACAGCAGTCATTCATACCCCATTCAAACGGTGTGTGCTTTTTACTTTTAACGAAATCTGTCAGGCGAACTGTCCAGTCTGTGTGTCTTATCATCGCTGCCTCGTTGTTGTTGTTCCACCGCCACCGCGACCACCACTGCTCACGGCGTTACTTCCGCTGTAACTGCTAAGCGGCCCTTTTGCTACGGCTTCAACGTCATCTAGAAAACTGTCGTTAGGATAAATTGCACGCTGACTCGCTGCGCTGTACGTGGTGTAGCGTTTTGGTTGGCTCCATCGATGGGTGTAGCTAACACATTCGACAGAAATAGTCGGTGGAGCGCTGTACTTAGCAGGGGTATTGTTAACGATGCCGAGATAGATAAGCTGCTTTGCAACCAGCTGCTGGTCGTCATTAAAGACGCCAAGGTACAAGCGTACTTCGCCGCCTGCCGCATCATCTTTAAGCGCTTCAGCAAGTACCGACGTGTCAGGGGTTATCAGAGTTAGTGTTACTCGAGGAGCGCTACCCTCTTTAATTACACTTACCATTCCATTGTTAGCTACGCCCCAATAGGTTTCGCCGTCTGATTTGATTGGGCCTGCACCATTGTGAAACCGCGCCATGCCAGCAGGCCATTCGATAGTACCCATAATGCAGGCGCACTTTTCAGACTGGCTAATAATGGCTTCAACTTGCGGTTCTAAGTGATAGGTCATGCGCGAATACTCGTGTAGCCGCTGATAGAAAAATCATTCAGCACCAGTTTTCGTTGCGCAAAGCTCGGCCCCTGCTGGTTGTCAGGCAGCATCATTTTATTCATTGGGTCGTTAACGACTAAACCTGTGCCGCTTATCGGAATACTTAGCAATTGAGGCCTGAAACGAAGCGTACATTCACCGATGTTGTCGGCAACGGCATCCTCTAAAAGTTTGTATAGATAGTTGTCTAACTGGAAACGATCGCCAGCTGGCGCTATCAATGCGTTTGGAATGGCGTTTTTGATTTTTAACACCGTGCCTGATTGGTCGTTTCCATCAACGACGATGTTACCTGCCCAGTCGCCTAACTGAGTATGGGTACTATCCCACATCATAAATTCGCCGCGGCTACCGTCTAAAGCGTCTATGAAGTTTGAAAGTTCTCGCCCTTGTGCATAACGAACCTTCGACCATGAACCGCTAAAGGTCCAATAAGCACCTGGTCGCGTCCACACTTCAGACGTTCGTCCAGGGCCAGTCGATACACTTGAATTGGGTACAATTTTAAATTGCAGAGATGAAGGCAAAATATGCCGAGGAAAAATAGGTAAACTCATCGCGATGCCCTATAACCTGAATACACTGGGCCTGTACCCGTCTTAAATTGCTGACCGACTTTCGCTAGCGTTTCTTGTTGTTGACGTTCAAGAATAGGTGCTAGCTGCGTCATTACCTCTTCAGCATTGCCACCTGAAACATTGATTGTTCTGTTGTCGTTGAATACAACGCTGCGCCCACCGCCATCGTTGGCCGCTTGCCTGTTTAAAATATTGGCTGTATCTACACGGCTAGTAACGGTCGCTGGGCCTTTCACGAATTCAGGGCCATATTCGCCGGCAATACCGAACTTACCTGATGGGATATGCCCACCTTTATCGAATAAACCTGCAAACATTGCGGCCATGGCTGCGCCTACTGCGGCAATGGCTGCTATTGAGCCTATTGAGTTTGTACCAGCTGTTGCTAAGGTGGTGGCCGCTGCAGCTGGGGCCATGGCACCAGTAATAGCGGTTGCTGAACTTGTTGCCGCTGTGGTGGCCACGGTGTTTTCGGTAATTGCTGCTTTTGAGTTGATTGCAGCCAGCACTAAACGTCTAGCACCTATTTCAATAAGGCTAGCAACAACTTGCTTAGCCGTGCTTTTGAATACATTGCGTAGTCCATCACCAAGGTTCTCGCTTTCAAACAACGCGTCTGCGGTAGCTTGCCCAATACGCATAGAGAAGTTATCAATTGTGCTGTCCCATACTTCTCTAAATTCAGCTGCTAGTCCGTCTTGAATGTCCTGCATTGCATCAGAATGGCGACGCTGTTCAGCTTCAATAAGTTGGTTTATTTCTTGGCGTTGTGCTAAATCCTGCTGAGGTAAGCTGTCACGATAGGTTTCTAAATCATTTATGTTGTTTTTATGATTGTTAACTTCGCGTTGCGCAGGCGTCATTACACCTACGGCAATGCTTTCAACACGAGATTGCAGTGACTTCGCTTCACTTAGGTTATCGAGCTCTTTCGCTTGTAGAATAAGTTTTTGTTTCAGCGCATCGTTAATGTCTTTAAGTGCACCATGCTCGATGTCGTAACGAATTTTTGCTTCACGGCTGGTATCACCGTATAGCGCAATTTCTTCATTATTTTTGGTAATTAAGCTAGCAACCTCTTGCTCTAACGATTTGACCGCGTCTCGTTGGGCAACTCTCGCGTCTATCTCTTTTTTGTGCGCATCAAGCTTTTTAGCTGATTGCAGTAACGCTGCTTTTTCCGCTTCGCTAAGGTTCTTTAATGAGCCATGCGTTGTTTCGTAAGCAATTCTAGCGGCTTCTCCAACTTCTCCGTATAGCGCTCGCTGTTGCTCAAGCTTATCAAGCAGGCCTTGTACCTCTGCGCTAATAGTTGGCTCTAACGTCGGCATTTGCCATCCGTCAGTAGGCAAGCCTGCCTCAAAAAGTGCAGAGCGCTTTTGACTTAAGCTGTTCAGCAGTTCTTCAACTTGCTCTATCTCTTCACGAAGCTCACCAACTAAAGGGTTAGCTCGCTTCCTTCTAAGCTTGGCTGTTTTTTCTTCTTCATCTCTTAACTGCTGAGTAAGTGAAACTAAGCGTTCCCTTGCGCGGTATTCTTTTTGAGCAATTTCGTCTAAACGTAGTTCTTTGCCAGCTTTATTAAGGCTTTTATACTCTGCAACAAGTTTGTTTATTTCTGTTGCTAGCTGAAAACTGACTTCCTTCAATTCAGTGGCTTTTTCAGTCGCATCTTCGGTATTTGTCGCCCACTCATAAATGGCGTAAGCACCAAGCAGAACGACACCGGGAATACCGCCAATTGCTGCCCACAAACCTCGGGCAACGGTTGTTGCAGCGCGGCCTACTATTGAGTATTGCGCGGTAGCCACATTGAGGGCAGTCTGGCTGGCAGTTACAGCCTGATTGGCCGCTGCTAAACGCGTTAATGCGCCGGCACGCAATGTGTCATTTGCGGCAACTTCCAGCGAGCGCTTCGCAGCTAGCTGTAAAGACAGATTATGTTCATGCTGCTTTTTGGCCGCTGCTAGCGTTGCTGCTGTTGCAGTCTGTTGGGCTACGGCTTTTCTGCCTAACGCAATACTATAATTGCTGACAGCAGCTGCACCACGCACTAATGCAACGGCTGTTAATGTCTCGACCGCGGTAGTAAGTGTTTCGGCGTTGTATCTTACAAACGTTAACGCTTCGCCTGTGGTTTCAAGCAACGTGCCGTAGGCATCACTAATAGGCTGTTCAAACGCCGCTATGGTTTGAACGCGTAAATTTTCTAGCGCGTTCTCTTGTGCGGTAATGTTGTCGATATTGGCTTTTGCAGCACCGTCGTATTCTCCCAACGCCTTAATAAGATCATCACGAAACATGGCGCTGGTTACTTCGCCCTCTAAGACCAAATCACGGTATGTTTTACCCTGCAGGCCAGCCGCTTTCGTAATGGCCTGCATTAAACCAGGTATTGGCTCCATCACTTGGTTAAATTCAGCGGTTTGTACTGTAGGCTGTGAAAGTGCTTGCCCCAAACCATACATTAGGTTGCCCAGCTGGTCGGTGCTAACACCCAGCGCGCTTTGCGCATTACTTAAGCCCGTCATTAGCTGGTACTGTTGCTGCTGATTAATAATATCGCCTTTGCGAAGCGCTGCGAGGCTGGCATAACTTTCGCCCATAACCAGTACAGACTTGCCGTGCTCTTCCGCTAGTTGCGTTAAGAATGACATCGAGCGTCCATAATCCGCTGTGTCTTCACTTAAGAAACGAAGGCGAGTGCTGAACTGCTGATAATCAGAAAGGGTGTCTTTGATATTTACCGCGGCATTTTGCGCTGCAAGCACACCAAAAGCACCGGCAATGTAACCACCAAGTGGCCGAACGGCTGCGCCCAGGCTTCGGCTTTGTACTTCAAGTTGTTTAATGTTTCGCGTTGCTGCAGCTGCTGACGTATCAGTAGTACGTAAACTACGAGATAAACTGTTTTGGCTGGCAATAACGTCGCGCATTTCGCGCTGTAATTGCTCTAACACTTGCTCATAACGGTCTAGGCCATCGCGGGCGGCATTCGTGTTTTGCTTAGAAAGGCTAACTTCCTTGTTAAGTGCGGCCTGTTGGCTCACTAATTCCTTTAGATGGTTATCCAACTTACCAACCGCGTTTTCCAAAGCGGTAAAACTGCCAGCTTGGCTAGTGGCTTGCGAGGTGCCACGGGTAAGCTCTTTATTAAGGGCTACCTGCTGTGCAATGGCCTGCTGATACTCCTTGCGCATACCTTTAGTATTGGCAAGTAAGTTAATCATTATATCTAGGTCACTTCTGCTCACTGGCACGCTCGTTAAGTGTTGAGACTACGTGACGGCTAAGAACCCTTAACTTTTGGTAGTCCAATTTGCTGTACTTGCGGCCTGTTGCTTGTGCATCGGCCATTACTGCAGGGATATCTAGCGCAACTCTGAAACCTTCGGTGTAAACCCATAGGTCATCAACATCTAAAAACCAGTAAAATGCAGCTTGGTTTTCAGGAAGAAGTTCTAGCACTCGGTCTTGGAAGTCTTCGTCTTCTTGGAGAACCGCTTTTATCTGCGCTTCGTCCATCCCGTAGCCGTCTCTTAATTGCGCTATATATTCCTGTTTGTCGCTACTTGTAACGCTAGGGCCTACCCAAAACTGGGCGGCCTCTAGGAGTTTTTTTCCGCTACGCCTGCGTCCATCTTTAAGTAGGCGTTATAAAGACCAACACGGTAGTTGGTATCTGAAAGCAACTCTGCTTTGTCTTCATCACTTAGCTTTTCTAGATTGGCTTCAGTTTCACCAGCTTCTAGCATCACAGCTTTAAGTAACGGGGTTTGGCCTTCCTTGGCCGCAGCATCGAACTCTTTTTCAGATAAGCGCTTAAACCGAGCAAAGAAGTTATGTTCTTCAAGCGCCCCGCCGTCTGCAGGTACCTTTACAGATACAGGCCACACGACACTTTCTTTTCGTTTAATTTTTAGTTGCATTAGCTCACCGTAATTTTGTTTTTGCCTATGGCGCCATACGGCATCACAAACGTACGTTTACCTTCAAATTCACCGTAGCCCACACCTAGAATTTGTAGCTGGGGGTTGGAAAAGGTAACGATATTGCCTGCTGTGGTACCGTGCTGAAGCGAGAAAGGTAGGAATACCTCCGCTTCGCTGTTCACAATGGCGAACGGGTCGAAGTCACTGTGCGCCGGCACAAGAATTTCAATTTCACCTTCTGGCGCAATGTCATCAATGCTCACGCCTTCATAACCAGGCAAATCGGTGTAATTCACTTCGTTGTTCTGGTCAGAAGAATAGTTAACCAGTACATATTCACTGCCATCTAGCGTGAACGTGGTGTATTGGTTACCCACTTTTACAGGCTTAATTTGGCTGAATGAGGGGGTTGGCATAGCCTCTTCTAATACACCGCCGTAGGTACCTGTAATGGTTAGGGTGTAGGTAGGAAGTGCGCCGTTGGCAACAGCAACACTTACATTAGCCTGTGCACTTAAAACTTTGTGGTTTCGGCCAGCATGATAGAAATAAATAGTCGCATCAGGCCAACTATCATCGTCCAGTTGTTCGTACTGCACATCAGTGCCGGCATTCACCGTTTCTGAGAACGCACCAATTTTAATTAGGTCGTTATAGACCGGGGCGTTACCTGCAGTACCAGAGCCAGCAATTTCAACTTCCGTTGAAATAGTAAAATGCTGGCCCACTAGCATTTGGGGCTTATAACCTAACGTTGCATCGTCCAGTTCACGGTCAAGCGTTTCAACTTCTAAAGAAAGTTCGGCGTTTTTGGTTTGGATGTGCTTCGGCGTTTCACCTGCCGCAATATAATCCTCACCAATGACTAGGGCTGGATTCGCTGCAGCGTTAAACCCTGCCATGGTGAGCAGAAGGCGTTTCACCTTATACTTTTGATACTTAGCACTCATTGCTTAGGCTCCTTTGCTGATTTAGCGACAGGTGCCTGCTTTTCGGTGTACTTTGCGCTTAGTGCCTTAACTGGCGCTAATTGGGCTAGTTGGGCACTGGAAAGCTCACCGTCTTCAAAAGTGTTTACACCTGGTGCGAAGTTAATGCCGGCGCTGCGCACTGGCTTCGTAGATGAATTGGTTACTGTAATAGGCATGGTCGCCCCCTTTTTCTGTAGTGCTCAGTGTCGCAATGAGGGGGGCGCAGCGTTAGGGCAAAAGTTAAAGAAAACCCCTCGTGTTGAGGGGCTAATATAAAGGCTTAGTTTAATGTGGTGGGCTTAGCGTTCTGCACGAACTAGTGCCGTTATCTTTTCGGTGGCTGGCTTTAACAGCTGCACCATTTGAAAGGCTTGTAAGTGTTCAACAGGGCCGTCGTTCATATTTTCGAACAAGCTTTGCAAACCCAACAAATACTCTTGTAGCTCAAAAGCCGTCTGGTATCGGTTGTCTCTAGCCATGTTACACCTCAAGCGCTAGCTGGTCGGGCTTCTTAGTTAGCAGGCTTAAGTCTGGCTGCATATCGCCAATTAAGTCGCTTAAGTGTAAAAGCCGTGCTTCCAGCACTTTATACACCATGGCATTTTTAGTGTTGGCCAACTGCGAGGCAATAGAAACAATGGTTTTGGAAATGGCCAGAATTTGTGACGTGGTCATATCGGCACGTTTGCGTGTGGCCTCTGAGTAGTGGAACACAAAATGCGCCACTGCTTCTTTCATGGCTTTCGCTTTTGCCTGAGAAGATTCCATGACGATCAGCAAGAAACCGATGGGGTGATAGACCTTTGTAAGGTAATTTTTACCGTCAGTAGCCGTCATATTGACGGTAACTGAATAGTTTTCGATGTGCGGATTTCGCTCAATAATCTTATCAACAGCCTTTTGAGGAACAGCATATTCTAGCCACTCGCCAACCGCTAATCGGGTTGTGTGAGGTACGCCCTCAAGGGTAACAGTTTGAGATAAGGCAATGTCGCCCCATTGAAAGGCAGCAAGGCTGTCGTGGGTATTGCTTTGCAGATAAGTCATGGAAGACTCCTTCTTGATATTTTCGAATTAAGACTTGGGTGTCAGGAGGTTCGAAACCTGCAAGAAGACAGGTGGGCTTATTTCCCAAAGGGTATTATATTCACCGCCCTCCCGACGTAGTAAGGATAACGCATTGAGCCATAAATAGCAGGCACAAAAAAACCGCATACTGTCGGGGCGGGGTTCCGCTTCTTGAAAAGGTTTCGACACCTCAAGGCAGAGACTAGCGCGAGTGTGTGGCGTTGTCAACTATTGCGCTTTTTGTTTTGAAAACGCAATAGCTATAAATCGTTAAAACGTAGTTCGAAGAGTACCCAAGCGTGTATCGGATCCATCTGGCGCGAGGTTCTGGCGCTAACCAGTTCAAGGTTAAGCGGTTCGTTTGTTTCACCATCTTGGGCAACTAATTCTTTAATTACCTCGAGCATAGAAAATTCAATGGCTTCTTTTTGCTCGCCAGTGGTGCTCTCGTTCACCAGCTGCTGGGCCACTATCATAAAGTTGTGCACTTCGTCTTCAGTGTCGTACAAGCTACCGAACTGCGGAAAGCCAGAAGACAATACGGCATAAATGCGTTCGTGCTTGTCCATTTCGGTGTCTAAATCGCTGTAATTTCGTGTGACATGGTGAATGCCAACTATTTGCTTAAGGTTATCTTTAACCGTGTTAAGCCGCTGTTCGGGGGTCATTTTGTTTTAACCTCTAATGCAGATTTAAAGTAAGTCAACGCTAGGTTTGGTGCTTTCGCTTTGATATGTTCAAGCGCTGGCTTCATAAACGGCTGCGCTGGGGTGCCTTGATAGAAAATTTTGGTCTGTATGAGATAGGCCAGCTGTTCAATGCTCATGTCTTCGTCGTCGGGGGTAATACCTTTAACGTCCATCCAATCTAAAATAGTTTGGTCTGGTACCCATCCACCGCGGCCCGTTCCCTCTTCTACATACCTAGCATAATGAACACCAGCTACCACTTGATGAAAACTAGCGGATTGCTGCTTAGCGCGAATTGAATTGGTTAGGGTGCTTTCTGCTTTAGGGGTGTGGCGCTTCGCTTCTCTGGTACCTTCTTGCGATAAACGGCGAAGTAATTTTGCGGTAGTTCCATCGATGGCGTTAACACTGCGCTCTAAATAGTTGATTAGAGCGCGAGTATTAAGGTCTAGAATAATTTCGTTCATAGCGTTTCAGCTATACGGCCAGCTTCCTCTTGAAGCGCTTCAAACGCTAATTTGGGGCTGCCATACTGAATCTTGCCTGCATTCCCTTTGGTTGTAACCTGCGTGCCAGGCTCTCTTAGCACTAACAGTTTCATAAACTCCATTTGGCAGAGTAAAAGTAATAGTGCCTGTTTGCGTGGCTCTATCTCAATAGCGCCATTATTCACTTGGTAGCGAGCATAGTAGAAATAGGTAAATCGGCTGCCTAAGTTACTAATCATCTGCGCGGTAGGTGCAAAGCTAAAGTAGATATTCCCCTCGTTATACGTCACATCAGGTAACCGAGAAATATAGCCTGGTTCCCATGGTGCTACGCGCTGGTCAAAGCCCCACGCCGTTTCCTTGTACGCCCAAATGTTAGAGGGCGCTGGGTAAATCTGCACGCCAGGCTGCAAAGAAATGGTGTCGATACCTGTTGCCGGCGCAAGTCGTGACAGCGCATCAAGTGCGTTATCAACAATGGTGCTGGTTATCGTGATATCGTCAGTATCAAGCAGTTTAGTACTGCTTGATACCGATACCAATAAGCTTGCTACAAGATCCGCTTTACTGATTGACATGCTTTTGTTGCTCTGCCCGTTTTGCTATTTCATCGTTTACCATTGCCACTTTGGCTTCATCTTTAGCAACGTCAAGCAGCAATGCATCTAAGTCTTCAACGCTAGACAATGCTAATGAAAATTCCTCTAGCTCAACGCTATACTCACGAGACTTAATTTCATCAGTAATCGCATCAATCGCGCTAGCACGTTTTTGGCCTTGTTCCTCTTCAGCCTGAAGCTGTTGAAGTTGGTCTTGGGTGAACGATTCAAGCTTTTCTTTCAATTTAGCTACTGTTGTAGCCAGTTCGCCCTTAGCATCAAACGACATAGCTACCACTTGGCTAGATGCTGCTTGCTTTGGTACTTCAACAATACGTGTTTCGCCAGGAGGAATCATTTTACCAGCTACAAACATAATTGCTGCAGAGGTATTGGTAATCGCTTTTTTAACTTTCATGGTTTTTACCTTTTAGCCAGTTAATAAAAAAGGCAGGCAATGTGGCCTGCCCTTTTTGGGTTACATGACTGGCTTAGCGGCCAGTGCCCGAGTACACAACAACCGAGGTATAACGATCGGCCAGTGGCTTAGGCGTATGAACAGCGTTGTATTCTTCACCGTAGGCTTCTTTGGTACCGTTCATTTCACCCGTAGCAGGGTCGCGGCCTTCTTGCATTTCGCTCATTTCAAACGCTTTTGCTACACGATAGTGCGTAGTGCCACGCTGGCCCATTAGGATACGTTCGTCACCTAAGTCGATGCCTGGCGCATTTGTTGACCATGCTGGCAACGCTTTAATGGCCGCCAAATCGCCCATGCCGTTCGTGTCGCTACCATCACGCTTAAGGCTAACAACAAATTGGTCTGCGTTAGTACACATGTCGTTAAGCGTGTTGCTCATAAGCAGGAAGTTAGGCGCTTGGAAGCGGTCATCTTTCATTACCGCTTTACGGTTACCAATCTTACGCAGCAGGCCGTTTAAGTGGTGTTCAAGCTTAGTGTCTGCTGGCAGGTCAATGTCGAACATTGCCACGTTAGTTGCACGAGAGTATGAAATTGTTGCATTTGTCTCGTTAGGTGTAACCACTTCACCCGTTTCATCAACAAACTGAATGTAACCCAAGTTACAGTTGGCCAAGACGTAATACGTACCCGATGCCTGGTTACCTGTCCCATCAAAAGGAAGAATTTCAGTGGCACCGAACATGATCGTGATTGGGTTCGAAGCATTGCCCACGGTATTGCCTTGAAGGTCAAATACCTGGTGAGGACGAACTACAGGGAACGCACTGGTTTTCACCACCGTATTTGAACCATCAAGCTGTGAAGCAATATTTTCTGCAGTAACTTCAACCGCCGCTAGGCTGTCAGAAATACGTAGCATTTCATTGGCTAGGCGACGGACTACAATCTCACGTAAAATACGTGAGCAAGATGCCACATGGCGGCCCCATGCATCCCAGTTAATGCCGCTTACGCGAGTAAAATGCATCATTTCGTTAGACACATTGAACGCAATTTTCATAGCATTCACATACGCTAAATCCATTCTTTGGAATACACCAGCCTTTGGAATGCCACCGCGTTCAAACACTAAGCCATCGTTACGGCCTTTGAACGGTTTACGCTCTTCATACGGAATTTGCGTGGTTGATTGTGCGTTCGGGTCTGTCTCAGCTGCTACTAACTGAAGAATATTCATGTCGTGCAGGGCTTCACGAATCACTTCACGACGGAAAGCATAAGGTAGTGAGGTGTCAGAAACGCTACCCTCTTCACCACTTAGCACCTTGTATTCACGGTTCAGCTGCTGGTTATACTGACCATCGAACAAAGTAAGTACCTTATCTACAAACGGGTCAACCGTTTCAGATAAGCGAATGGCGCCGTTTGAGAATGACGACGTTTGTTTAAGTTGCTTACGCACATCTTCAGCAAGTTTCATTGCATTAGCATTGTGACCAGAAGCCAGTACAACAGAGCCCATCGGGCCATTGCCGCCTTGGAAACCCATGCCAGCCAGTTTGGTTTGCGCTTCTAGCTCTTCACCCAGCACAATTTGCTGTGTTGCCAGTGCTTTTACTTGGCCTTCTGTCATCTCTGCAGTAATAAGATCAGCCGATTTAAGCAGCTTCGCTTTTACACCATCAGAAAGGCCTTCGGTGCCATTTACTTGCTCAGTGAACAGCTTAACGTTTGCATCGCGCTTAGTTTGAGCGTCAGACAGCACTTTGGCTTTGTCTGCTTCTAGCTTTTCGAATAGCGCTTTAACGTCAGATTCAGACAGGCCAGTACTGTTTACGTTAACAACAGGAACTGCTTCTGGTGAGGTTTCAGCAAGTGCTAACGCCGTTTCTTGAAGACTCGCCATTAACGTTTTTTGTTGGGTTTCGTCTGAAATGCCTTCAAGCACTTTCTTAGCTGTATCTACCCATTTAGATATTGCCGACTCGCTTAGCTTTTTATTCGCAAGCGCCTCTTTAAATAACTTAAGTAATTTTTCCACGTTTGATTCCTTAGAGAATTGAACCGCCAGCTGCTGTGAAATTAGCTGCATGCCATCGAAGTCTTCACCTTCCGATAGCTCTACACGGTCTAGATTTTTAATACAGGGGCGAACCACCAAGCCAGCCGCCAAAAGCGTGGGGCCAAATTCGGTATGGGGCTCTTCGTTGCTGACGAAATTTTCAATAAATTCCGCTGACAAGTAGCGATAACCTTTCTTTTCAATCAGTTCTTGACCGAAAGGCGTCCACGCCACTTCACCACGCAGTTTGTTCCCATCCAGGAATAAGCGTGTAATTGTGCCTGCCGCACCGTCACTCGGGTTGTGGGCTTTATCTATGAAAATGTCCTGACCATAAACACCTTTATTGAAGTTATTCACCATGCTTTGCAGCATTGTGGTGCTAATTTCAAAGTGTCCGTAGCGAGGGTCAAAGAATTTACCCGTTCGGGTGATAGTAACCACTGAGGTCTTTTGTTCGGCATCCACCGAAACTGCAGAGGCAAGAAAGCGCACCGTCTTCGTATGAGTAGGTGCTTCCAATTGGATTTTTCGGTTGTGTTGGGGCATGTCCACACTCAACTATTATTAACCTAGTTTGAGTGTGGCAGTGTAGAAAACGCAGCGTTAGGGCAAACTTTTAACCAAAACGTTTTTTCAAGGTCTTCACTTTTGACCTGATCATGGTTTCTTTTAACAGGTCATTTTGTAGCAAATTGTTCTTATAAACACCCAGCACACCAATGCGAATATTGCCCGATTGATTGCTTAACCACTCTATTCGGTCTTGCTTGGTGGCTCGGTCTTCGTCGGTCACTTCATCGGTAAATACCGCTTCTACATAGCTAAGGGTATTCGGGTGAGCAGGCCACGGGTTTTTGCCTTTTGGATAAACGCCTCTGCCTAGGCCAAATCGGTTCACACTTGCATGCATGTCGCAAATATCCACCCTTGGATGATTAGGGCTAAGCATAAAGCGTGTACCTATAATGTCGTCATCCTCTTCCAGGCTATTTTGATACGCCATGCCATGAGCGCGATTTAGCTCTGTTCTAAACAAACGCCTGGCTTGCCAATAAGCTGCATCTTCATCCTTACCTTGTGCTTTGAGTACGTTTCCTATTTTCTCTGAAGATGCATTATTAACTTTGTTTTTAATTTCTTTAGTGGGCAACTCGTTGTTGGCTACCAAACTGGCCGCTGCTTCGCTGGCTGAATGCCCTTGAATAACTGCGCTGTTTATCGCTCTTAGCACTTTATTCTTGTTGTTGTCGTTGATTATCCAAAGTCGGTCAGATAGCTGTAATCCGTCTTCGCCAGTGAATTGCTTAACGAACCGCGTTGTTCGCTGGGCAATATCTAGCGCAGACGCTGCAGCGGAATGCGACAAAAAAGGTTTTACACCAATATTAGCCGATGCCAACAAACTTCTGTTTAGCAGTTCGGTTTGCAGACTTGCCAAATTATTAAGCGCACGTTCTATGTCGGTGCGTAGTGCGGAAAGCTGTTGTAAGCGAATAATGCCAATACTGTCAGCGTAGAAAAGAAGAATGCTTATCACCTCTTCTAAGCTGCTCTCGTAGTAGCTTTGCAGTTCAGCCAGAGCGCTAAGGTCGAGGGCGAAGTACTCTTTTAAAGCCAACGCCTGTGCCCGTTTTATTATTGCTTTCTTGCGTGATAATTCACTCATGATCACTCACTCATAATATGGCTTGTACATCATTAATAGAAAGCAGGCGTACCGTGGTATCAGCAAGTTCATACCTAAATCCAGCATACCTACCTAGTAAAACTCTATCCCCTGGCTTAACTATCATCGGCGCCCTTTTACCGTTTTTAAGCACGCGGCCTTCGCCAACCGCTAACACAGTGGCTTGGTTTGACGGGCGACTGTCAATAACATCTAAGACAGACGACGAATTTTCCGGTTTTTCATCAGTAACAACTAAATTATCACCAATGGGTTTAAGCGTTTCGGACATAGGTTGCAGACTCACCTTTAGGCTCATTACCTGGTGTAACTTTAACACGAGGTTTTGGGCTGTCGTTAGTTGGTGTGCCGTCATCATCGTCTTGTTCGCCAGGATAAGGATCACCACTTGATTTCTGGTCTTTGATTTTATCCATAACGTAAGCAGGTTCGAAGCCTGCCGTCTCCCATACTAATGAGTCTGGTACACCCAGCGCTTGATACTTAAGCGCCAAGTCTGCTTTCTGATTACGTGTTTCTGTTTTGCGCTCGGTAAACTGCACATTGAAGTTATAAGAGTCGGGATTAATGCCGGATAACAGCAGCTGCAGGCGAAACCCCTCAAAGTAAACCTGTGAAAGCACATCCTGTAAATCTTCAACTTCTTCAAAATAGTCTTTTTTGAGGTCTTCTAAAATGTCGCGATTTAATCCGTCTGCGTATCCGAACAAACCTTTTGGTGCAGGGGCGCCGCTAAAGAACGTGTCGAGCAAATGCACAACGTCGTTAATTTGGTCTAAGTTGGCATCACCATTTACCCCAGTTACCCCACCCTTCCTGTTTGAGTAGAAATCTGTGGTCATTAACCCCTTTTCGTTTTCAATGCCGTTTTTATACTTCTGAAGCTCTTCCGCTGTGGCACCATCAAGAACGTGGCTAAAGCGTTGGGGTGCGCGTGTTCGTCTGCGAATAACTAAATCGTCTTCGGTCATTTGCAGCTGCTTCCACGTTTTTCGTGCGGCATCTAAATAAGGGCGACCATTACAACCAAAATCGTCGTAGTTGTCGGGGTCAAGCCTTGCGACAGATAGCTGCCAAAAAGCAAACTCAGCAATAATTTGGTACCCACCAACGGGGTCTAGTTGTTTATACGCCGCGGCGATGTTTTTAAGTTGGCCTGTGGGCAGGGTATCAGCAAGAATGGTTTCTGCTGGCATGCGAAGGCCTGATACCATGTTTCGCTGGTCGTTCACAACCCATTGCATGGCAAGTGCACCTTCCATGACTGTGCCTCGAGCATCAGAACGAAGTTTTTCAGGGTTATTAAGGCCAAGACGGGCAACCCATACCTTGAATAGCCGGCTAATGCGGTCGTTTTCTTTTCCATTCCACTGCAGACGAATACCATTTTTTGTTGCATCTCGGGCCATGCGCCTATGAATTCGTTTAACACGAGGGTCGGTGCGGTCCATTTCTCTAATGTGGTGTACTGCCGCTTTATAGTCAGGAGAAACATAAAGTTCGTTGTATAAACGTCTTACATAATTTTCAGTGTTAACCGTGGTACCACCACGCGTGTTTGCTTTGTGCTGGGCTTCTTCGCTCTTACTTACAGCGTCTACCGAGGAAGTATGGCGGCCAAGCGCTCGGTTAATTGTTGAAATAATTCCCATACTCTCTATACCCCTGGTAATAAAATGGTGGTGCCTAGCAACTCTTCGCGACTTCGGGAAGATGACATTACGGCTGTATTTGGTTTTGGTTGTCCTCGCGTAGCAAGCGCCCACACAGAAGCCATAGCTGCGTCAAATAAGTCATCGCCTATTTTCTTTAGCACCATTACGTAACTTGAATAACTCTTACTGGTTTCTTCTGGCTTGATGTTCGATAGCTGCTTAATAAAGGTTTTCATATCTGAAATCGCTAAACTATCGATATCTAAACCGGACGGCTCTAAATGTTCGACGTAAGGAATAACGGCGTGGCCGTGGTGGAAAACCCCTCTTAATGCTTGCGCCATACTGTGTTTTATTGATCCCTCAAAACGCAAAGGTGCAAAGGCCCAGTCATTCCATGCTGAAGCATTCGACTCACCATCGTTAATCGCTCGTATATCAACTGGGGTGAGGCCTTCATAATAAAGGTCGTGGTTTAACTGGGTAAGCATACCTAAGCCGTAAGCATCGCCTATGGCGTAGTCGGGGCGAAAGTAACGCCAGAACGCAAGCAAGTCGTTTTTAACAACCGAATCGTCGGTACCTGCGGCCCATGTCTTGGCAAACACAAAAACAACATAGTTTCCCACTTGCTCAGTAACAATGAATGCATGCTTTGATGCCGTAGCGCTCTCACCATGGCCTGCAGCATCGTAACCAAAACTTAATAAACCGCGTTTTCTATATCTGGCACCAGGCTCGGGGATAACCATTTCAATGTTGGTTTTTGCGCCCATCTGAATGGCTGCACGAATATACTTTTCCCAAATTAGGTTAGTAGAACTGGTATTAATGCACAGCAGCTGGCGAATGTACTCTTCGGGTGAAAGCTGCACTTTCATGTCGTCGATAAATTTACCGTTTAGGATCCCCAGCTCTACACCCAAGTGACAATCTACAGTGGGCAACAAGTGATATTTTTTTGTTTCCAGCAAATTAGAAAGTACCGACGCCCCTTTAAATACACCCGTAATTCTAATTATTGGTTCGTTCTTGGCGTTTTCATCTGCACCTAAGCGGCGTGTCGAACCCATGGTAAGTAGGAAACGGGAATTAAGGCGCTCTTGGTCTAAGTCGTCGACTTCTTCAATAGAGGCTAAAGTTAAATCGCCCCCGTCGATTTGGGAGAAGATACCGTAACCTCGGGCTATGCTTCGGTTGCAGAACCTAAAATACGTATCGCTCATTTGCTTACGGCCATTACGGTATTCAATAAAGTTACCGAGAATTTCAGACCGACGAATAGCGTCTAGGTGGTAGTTAAGGTTAACCAGGCTTTGTGCTTCTTTGGGCGCCACAATCCCCAGTTCTTGGTCGGGATTCGTTGCCAGGTATTCAAGGTTCCACATTTCTTTAACTGCGGTTTTACCTGTACGACGGCAACTGTTATCGATGGTGTTTGGGTACCTATCCATTTCATAGCACTTAAGTACCTGCATTGGGTCTAGTGTTATGTCGTGAACATGCTTATGCCAAAGGGAATGGTCACCCTTGTAACGCATAATTTCAGCTTCAGCCAAATGCTGCAGGCGCTGCCTTTCTTTTGCGGTTACACGTTCAGCCATCGCCGTTCGCTTTCTTGTGTTCTAGCAATATTTCATCTTGGCTAAGCGCATTCTGAGAATTCACTATTTTTTCGCGCAAGCTATCGAGTAATTCATGCTGTTTATTTTGGAAGTCGGCCAAGCTCTGCTTATCTTTTCCTTCTTGCTGCAAGCGGCCCATTTGAATTTCATTCTCTTCACGCACTTTTTGCGTCATGCCCAAATCAGCCAGGGTAAGATTGTTTTTGCTCATTAGGTCGAAGATATGCTTAAGCAGCGGGTTGGCTTTCGTATCCATAATGGTGGTTTTCTTGCCAGTTTCACTATCAGTGTACTGAGCAAGGTGAAAGCCACCGTCTTTATCAAATGAGAATGCCGGTGTTTCTAGCACGACACCTTTATTAATTACGCTTATCAGCATGTCATCCATTAACGAAGCAAAGTTAGCCTGTTGCATCGCTTGGTGCTCTCGCAGCATTTTTGGGTCGTGACTTTCAATGGCGATCAGATGGCGCATAAATAATTCAGTTTTGCGCATGCATGCCACTTGCTGGCTGCAGTAGTCAAAATCGATATCGCATGTTTCACACGCATCATATTTGCCAGGCTTCGCAGGAAAATAGAGCGCTTGCTTTGCCGCTGCGCCGTGTTTCAACGCATTAAATCGCGTTCTTAACGCTTCCTCTGGCGTAGGGTGGCCGTCCAAGTTTGCTGCAGAGGCCGCTTTACCTTCCAGTGTTTTGGGGCCTGTTGATTTTACATAGCTGCTGAATAAGCCGCGCTGCCATGGAATTTGCTGCGAATGCGATCTACATGACGGGCAAGTGGCAAAATAACGGTAAGGGTGAGCTAAATTTTCATCACTAACCACTTCCTCGGGCTCTGAATCCCACACGTGCAAACACACATCACATTTAAATGTAATGTGGTTACGTGGCTCTAAGAACTTGCTTTTGTCCGTTTTCAT